TAACTCATCATTGTAGTAGCTAAAACCTAAAACCCTGTCCGAATACAATATCCCGGACAGGGTTTATGAGCAATACTGATGGCCATAGAATGTGATCAATTTGCGGTCAAATAGTGCGAGTAGCGACAATCAAACATTAACACTAATGATCTCCTTTGGAGCGCTAGTGGTTTTGATACTTTCATTTCCTAAAAGGAAATAGACCGCCCCGTCACAAAGGTTAGCGGTCTATTCCGTTACCTTTAAAGCCGACCGCCCAAAAGCGGCTGTTGTGAGGAACCGTGTTTGCCGCATGGTTCCTCTTTAATTTTACGCATTTTCTAAATTCAGTATACCATACTTTATATAGGTTTCAAACCCCTTATAAGGGGTGTTATTCTGGACTTCCTTCCGGCTTAATTGTTAAAAACGTAAAATATTCGTTCCCAGCCAACCTATAATTTACGGAGCCTATTGTACTACTAATTGGTTGTCCTATTTTAATCTTTTCGACATTATCTTCAACCCAGGCTTTTGCTTTTGCCGGCTCAGCACCATCATAGGGAAGTGTCGCACAATAACCTAAGAATCCTTCAGTAACTGCGATAAATATATCTCGTGAAATCGTACCTGCCATTAGCGATCCATCGACTCTAAAAATTGCTGTCTTGATTTTTGTCGGGGTTTCTGCGGATATAGTACAGCTTAAGTCTACCCCAGTATCGGGGTCTTTGACCTTTCCATCATCAAGATATCCCCCTCCAACTTCTTCTGACAAAGGTCTTGGCCCGGTAAACTTCAAACCCCATTTTTCTAAATTTAGCTTTATGTCCGCTGCAGCAATACCGGGTATAAATTTTGGTTTTTCCGCATCTACTGAGGCAGGCTTATTGTTTTCTTCAGCATTTGTTTGCGTAACTTGGCCTTGATTTGTTTCTTGTTTCTGCTCCTTTCCCTGCTCCTGTGTTGCTTTTTCAGGAAGGGGGGCGGGGGTTGTCGAAGCCGGGGCAGCAACATCCTCCTTAGCAGCCTGCCGCCCCGCTTCAAAGCCATTTGGCACCGACGATATTCCCATAACCATCCCAACAATAAATAGGGCAATTGATATAGCCCCTGCTGTCCAGATCTTTTTTTTAGGCCATTCCCGTTTTAAAATAGATCGAACCACCATCATGACCAGGGACACAACTACCCCGACTACACCTAAAAGAGTAAGAAACCCTGCCAACATAGCCATTGCAGCGCACCTCCATAAACTAAATACGCTACTTTTCGCCGTCTATGCAGGTAAATCCTGCTAAGATAGGTTATGGAAAATAGCTTTTAGTTTCTGGGCAATAATATTTCCAACATCATCCGCAACCTGCTCAAGGTCTTCGCGCGCCTGAACCGTTATTTGTCCCACCAGGCCAGCAAGGTCAAAGTTAAGATTAATTGTTGGCGATCCCATGCCGGCACCCGTTACCGCAACTGGAGAAGATGTTATTCCGCCAAATTCATATTGTCGTACCCCTAACCTGTAACCTGCTTCTTGCCATAAATCCAACGCCCTAGACCGCATGCGCTCAGATAGAGGAATAATCGCCTCTGGACCTGCTTCGGCCACAAGACCTAAGTGAGGCCGTGTTAGGATGCCGCCAAAAGCATGAGCTTCTACAGGCGTTACGGCTGCGCGCCCGGCTTCCTTACCAGCACTAAAAGCATTACTTATTTCATTCCATTCGTTCCTAATATCCCCCAAAGTATCTGAAGCCCATTTTTTTACACTATTCCACTTCCCGCTCCACCAATCACTACTAAAAAGAGTATCGCTAATGGTAGTTTTAACGGATTCCCATATACTTGAGGCATTGGCCCACGCATCACTTGTCCAGGTTTTTACGCCTTCCCACTTACTGGACCACCAATCGCTACTGAATACAGTGCTACCAATCGTTTCTTTAGCGTTATTCCATACATCCACCATACCTGACCAGGTGTTGCTAGCCCATGTCTTTACATTGTTCCACTTGCCGGACCACCAATCACCATTAAATAGAGTTTCTTCAAGATATCCCAAAGCATAACCGGCTCTTCTGGCAAGGGATTCAAATGTTATATTGGCAGAAATCCACGCCCCCGCATCGCTTGCTTTTTGTTTTACGGTATTCCACACATCGCTTGCCCGCGAACGAATTTTATCGAAATTCTTTACAATAGCCTCTCCGCCAAAGGCTCCCGCAATTCCGCCACCCAAACCGCCTATAGCACCGCCGATAATTGTGCCTGCCGGCCCAAAGAATGTTCCTATGCCAGCTCCAACTTTCGCCCCGAGGGAGGCGCCGGCTAAGCCGCCAGCAATTCGCCCGCCGACATTTAGCCCGGTTTGCAGCCGATCTTCAGGTCGAGAGAGCGCCACTTCCGCTGCCCCGGTTGCCAGGGTAAGCGGCACTGCCCATCTTGAAAGAAAATCACCAACTTTGCCGAACTTCCCAAGGTAACGCAGTGGTGCCCAACCCCCGCCTATTGTTCTTGCCGCCGTCCCTGCTTCCCTAAACGCCTCCATCCCCGTCCCCGGCAAAAAGCCACGGTAGCGGAAAATTTGTTCTAGAGTGCCGGGGGTTACCGTCCGTCCAATTGGTTCTAGTGCCCGCTTGCTGGCCGGGTTGATAAACAGGTCGCGCAGGCGCTCGCCAAGGCTTAAGTCCTTGGCTGCTGTTGCTGCCGTTTCTGCCGAAGCTGCTGCTTCTGCAGCGCCCGGCACTGTACCATATCCAAGGAGACGCTTGCCAAAGCCCACTGCACCCTTGCCAAGCCCCCACGCACCGCGCGCCAGCATGCCACCACCCAGCAGGGCAGCACCAGCACCAAGCCCGACAGCACCCATGATGTTGCCATGTGCTAAGGATTGTACTGACCCCTTAGCCATACCACCTATAGCGGTCAACCAAGCGCGGGTACCAATCTCTGCTAACTTTATAAAAACTTCTTCAACCTGCTTTCCGCCTTCGCCAGATACCCAGTCATTCATAGCTATTGTCATTTGATTTAGGGCATAGACTACCTTATCATTAAGATTCATCCTCATAAACTCTTCATTGTTGAACAGTTCATCTACCCTCTTAAAAACACGCTCTCCCCATGACAACATTCCTTCAAACGCCTCTCGGCCCAAGTTCGTTAACCTGTCCCTCCACTTCTGGACCGTTGCCGGATTTTCAGTAAACCAGTCAGTTATTTTTTCAAGTCGTGGAGACATTGACTCAAGAGCTCCCATACCTGCCTGACGAAGCATAGTCTTCATGGTATCAGTAATCGTGGATATACGCCCTACGGCCGTTTTGCTTAGAGCTTCCGCTCCACCGGCAAACTTACCTTCAGCCTCTCTCAAGAATCCGGCAAAACCACCAATGGCTTCCATCCGTTCCTTACTGAACTTCATATTAAACTCTTTCATGCGCTCAAACTCGCCCATAGCTGCATCTGCAACAGCTTCCATCGCGTCCTTGACGGTTTTCCCGGGAGTAAGTCCAGCCATATCCGCAGACAGCTTAACAAGTCTTTGGGCTATGTTTATATCACCCTCTGACACACCAACCGCACGTGAAGCAGCAGGGAATAGATCGCCCATTTCAAAAGGCGTCGCTGCGGCAAGCTGATCAAGCCAGGCGGTATATCCTCTAGCGGCTTCCTTGTTTCCATTCAACCAGTGCTCCATACTGACCTGCTGGGTTTCAAAGTCCATTGCAGCGCCCAAGGTAAGCTTACCAAGACCGTAGACCCCAGCTCCACCACCGAGTAATGCAAGTGGACTCGTCAGTGCCGAAGTTATCCGCCCGGCCACGTTTGACACTCGGTCCACAGCCTCAATCGTTATCTTCTTGACACTCTCCAGGCGACTCAACCTTGACTCGATAGTCCGCAGCGGCCCCGATAAGCGATCAATCAACTGAACAGTCGGAGATATCTTTGCATGGCTTAGCATATCGGCGCGTTTCTGGATTTGCTCCATGAATTTATTCATGATACTAAAGCCATTTTTAGCCCTGCTTGCTGCCCTAGAAGGCTCATCACCGACCTGCTGCATGGCTTTGCTGTACTCCGACGCATCAGCAGTTATTTTTATTACCGTTTCGTCTACGACTGGCATTTCCATCACCGCCTTTTCGTGCTTGGCCTTGGCTTCGGCTGTGGTTTTAGCTCAATTTCCATACTGGCAAGCAAGAACTTCTGCTCACCTTGAGGCAACCTGAAAAATATTCCAGGGCGCAGGTGATGCCTCACCCAAATTGCATGAAGCATCCCCGCCAGGCCCCCGGACTTTATGAGTTTTTTACTTCTTCGATATCGACGCCAAAACCAGATAGCTCAAGCACCTTGTCACCCAAAGCCGCAAGATAGCCGCTGGCGATTCTCTTGACGTACTCCTCCGGACCGGATAACTTATGATCAGCTAACACATTCGCATTGCCCCAGTTAGGAGAAATGGTCGCCGCAACAATCAGCGCCACATTAAATTCTTCGTTGTCGAGCTCCTTGCTCTCTCTACCCTTTTGCTTTTTGCGAACTGTGCATTTCTCGCGGATTTGTGATATTTGCTTTTCGCTTAGCCCTTTAAGAGTGACCGGAAGTTTATTATCGCCTTTCAGCGGCAGATAAACAGTCTCTTCCCGGCTCGCCAATTCGAGCAATTCCCTAAGCGCCTGTTCTTCGTTGATAATACCATCCATTTAATTTACCTCCACAATAAAAGATTTAATTACGACTCAACAATTGCATCCTGTAACTCGTACTCCTCGAACGTAAACGGCACGTCCTCTTTGACTTCCTCGCCCGCGGTCCAGTTTGCCAATTGAAGTTCGTCAGGTATGACGTTCTTAAGCCGTATCCGCTCGTAGCCATATGCTTCCGGATCGTCCAGCTTGCTTACGATTTCAAACTTGGAAAAACCTTGCTGTAACATGGCACTGGTCACTTTGAAACCGCTTATCGTTCCCGTGCCTTTTTTAGAGCCTCTTTTGTGCCGCACCCAGTCGTCGCCGGACAGGTTTAACTCAATTTTATTCTGAGTAACTTTGGCCTCCAGGTGATTGAAATTCGTCTGCCAGACGCCGTCAATGTAAATCCGACCGAAAGAACCATAAATAACCCTATCTGAATCAAGTGACAATTACTCCACCTCCCCCTTACGAAATGTAGCCAGTGCCGAATATTTGTTCCATAGAGTCAACCAGCGTAGCCGAATACTTCCAGAAGAACTGATCGTTTTCGGCGGTCGCCTGTTTTTCCGTGTCGACCTCCACGACGAAACCAGGGGCAATTAGGTCAGGCGATAAAGTCTCAAAGTAGTTTTTGATCGCATTCAAGACCGCCACCTGGCCGTCCTCATTGTTGAGCACCTTGCCGATGTAATTGTCCTGTGCCGCCTTGGCGGTGTTCATGGCGATGGCGTCCATGATCCGGATCAGCTTGATTTTCTTCCACTGGTTCCCCTGGTCGGTTCCCAGGGAAGTCAGGGTGTTGATCCCCTTCTCAATAATTACCTTTTCGCCGTCATGAACGAGCACCAGAGTACCGGCATTGATGGCCGATACAACCTGGTTGTGTGTGAGCCTGGGCGTCACATCGTCAAAAACGGTCGTGGCGTAGGTCAGGCTCTCCTTAAGCGCCTGCCCGGAAGCCAGTCCTGCGATATAGCAGGCTACCTGGGCGCTGGAGTATGTTACGCCGTCCAGGATGCCGCTGACGCCCACGTTGACGATCCCCTCGGTGTTAGTGGTGGTACTGCGTGTGTTGGCAGTGGTGATATCGGCATCGTCCGCGGTCGTGCCGCCTATATAGCCGATGATCTTCTTGCCCTCGTTGCGTAGGCGCTTCGCCCAGGCGATTACCGATGTTTGGAGGCTAGAGTCGGTTGCCCCATCCAGGACAAAGGCATTAAATTGGCGAGCCTCAAAGGCTGCCATAGCATCAATATAATCCTGATTGACTATGCCGGCCGTACCATCGTTCCCGCCGGTCAGACTTTGCGTGGTTACATCTGCCAGCGTACCGTTGCCTGCAGCTACCTTGACAGCCGTTATCCAGGCATTCTGGGTATCGTTGTTTATGGCTGCCACGGCGCTGTCCACTATGCCAGCTCCTTTGTCGAACGTGAACACATAGAGCTGCGTGGTGCCCTCAAAGAGAACGATGTCCTTCTTGTTTGTGCTGTCGACCAAATTATCACGGACAGTGACCTTAAATGCCCGGGTGCTCTCGTATTTGGTGGTCAGGGTAAGAACGTCTGTAGTAGCTCCATCTTTTAAGGTGATCGTGCCTTTGGCTGCGTTCCCATCCGCCATCCTATACATGAGTAATGTTTTGGGTTGGCCCAACAGGGCAAGCCGGCCGCAGGTATAAGCCGTATAGCTGCCGCTTGTCTCAGTATTAAATGCGTCGATTAGTTCTTTTTCGCTGGTAATCTCAACAATCGTTTCCTTCGGTCCCCAGTTTGCCTTTACCGGCATGGCTACAATACCCCTCGGGCCTGTAGCGATAGCGGCGAGGGCAGCCGCCTTAAAATTCATGTAGAATCCCGGCCTTACCGGCAGATCGGTTTCAGACCATACTCCACTCGCCAATTAGACCACCTTCCTTTCAAGAAAGTCCTTAATTGCTGCTTTCACTTCGGTAACAGTTAGCTCCTCGGCATTGTTCCCCTGCAAGGCGCCGGCGACGACCTCGGGCATTACACCAAATGCAGCCTGGGCGTTCGCTATGAGTTCACGCCCTGGGTATTTTGTTTTAACCCGGCTGGAATTCTGAACTTCATCCTGCTCCCGATACTGTTCTACTTGCTGGCTATCTTCTAAATACAAAATAACCCACCTCCGTTTAACCAATCGTACCCCTACCATCAATTTCCATGATGTAGGGTATTTCATCAGATGGCCTATTTGTCAGCCTGGTTAGCGTCACTGTTACTTGGGCGGGCAACGTAATGTCAGGTTTGATTTTGGCGCTCGGTTCCACCACAGTCATGTATCGCCTATTAACAACATCAAGCGCGATCTTGATATCACGGCGCATGCCCTCGACGATCTTCATAGCACCTGAATACTGGTAAGCCTTACTGCCCAGGACAGTCGCCTGAAAAGACTTCCTAACCTCAAACGTAGCGCTGGTCTTTTCTCTTGCCTCAACGTCTGTAAGTCTCCAAACTACGCCAGGCTGGTTATATTTCTCCGGGTAAGTGTTTCGATATACCGTCCACCCTGTCCCAAGCTCTTCTTCGGTCCAAGCGGCCAAAGCTTCCAACCACGGATCGGTCGGCTCGATCCCAGCAGTGAATACTTTCCTCTTTATGGTCAGATCGATCTGCTCCCAGTGGACCACTCGGTTCTGGTTGTCCCTGCCGGTGTTGTGGGCGATCCGGTCTACACTTACGTCAAGGACCTTTCCGTTGAGGGACGGGTTTGCCTCCAGGATGTCTCCGGCATCATAAGCCAATCTGACCGCGTTCCTCTTGCCCTGCTGCACGTCCAGGTTTTGGTTAATGATGACCAAGTATATTTTGCTTTCCCACCTGGAGAAAGTGTCTGTCAGACGGTTGTCTTCATCGGGAAGAATGAACATTGCCGGATAAAGCAACCCCTGATCCTTCTCGCCAAAGATGTACTCTTTTATGCCAGCCGTCCGGGGGTCGGCGCTGAAGATGCCGATAAGCTCATCTACAATGCCGAAATATTCATCTGCGCTTGCCATTTGCTCACCCGCCTAAACTATCCCATGTTTATTAAGAATCTGCCGCACAACATTTGGGATCTGGCCACCGAGGTATTTGTTTGTTTGTCCCAAGATGTCTTTACCGCCTGGATGCATAACTGATTTGGCATACCTGGCCCATCCTCTCCTACGAGCTTCTTTCCAACCTGCAGGCGAAGATGGTCTGACATGGCCTTTTGTTACCCAGGCAAGCACTTTTGCATTTTGGGCGACAATCCTAAATGGTGGAATGGGAGTAATAATAAAAGGTGCATATCCCACATTTGTGCCAATATGCACCGCAGTTCCCACAATCTTATACCAGATCCGCTTACGCAGGTTGCCGCTGTCGACTGGTGTCAGCCTTTTCATGTGACTGCTTCCCATTACTCCCAGCCTAGTCAATAGATCCTTGACCACCAAAGGCATTTTCTCATGGTGCTGGGCCGCTACCTTGCCCCACGACGGCGATATCTTGATCTGCACATATTGGGCCATCCTAAGATTCCTCCGCTATCAGATCCGTCTTATCGTTAGAGAACCGCGCCACGCCATTGTTATAAAGTGGCCTTCCGGTTTCCTTATATCTTTCCAAGGTTTCCTTCATTTCGTTGGTCAACAAAACACGCGGCGGTGACTTAACTGCAAAATCATTGATCGTAACAATGGGGCTCTGCTTTCGCTGCAGCACGCTGAGAAGATAATTGTCGGCCGCCTGGATTGAGATGCTTTCCAGGGTATCTGCTAGGTCTTCATCCGTTGCAAGCTCTGCGTCCGTATATGACCGTCCCAGCTCGCTATTTATTGCCACTCTGGCCCCTTTGATCAGCAGGTCCAAAAGTATGTCATATGCTTCGCTTTCCATGCCTAGGGCTTCAGCACCGGCACACGCGATCAGTTTTAATGCTTCCCTGGTTGCGTAGGGCATGAGCAGCCCTCCTTTGACTATAAAAACGATAGGGACGGCAAGATTATCCGCCCCCAATACGTTATATGTTTACTTATCCTACTGCACCACCAAAGAAAGCGCCCAGGTCGGACGCCACCAACTTGCAATCAAAGGCCATCTGACCCTCCACGCGGTCGCTTTCCAGGTTTTCCATCCGGAAGGTCTTGATCCTGTTTCCATATGCTCCAGCACCGAAGAGGCCCGTCCAGGTGAAAATATAGCCCGCACTGGGAACTTTGATCCCAGGATTCGGTGCAGCATACGCTAATAGGGCATGTTTGCCCTGGATAAAGCTGAAGCTGCCGGTTTTCTTTTTAGCCGCGGTATTCACGACGCCGTAAGCCACGACAACCTTATCAATGTCCAGGATACCAGCGATCAGTTCCGGAGTTACTACAGCTTTCTGGGTGTACTTGATCTTATCGGTAATATCGTCGTGCTCGGACAGTGCGTTGTACACATAAGCCCCCAGTACCAGGACGTTGGGCAGAAACCCGGTCTTTTCGGCAATGGCCAGGCGCTTCGCCTTGATGTCCTTGACCGGTGTGCTGCCAGTCTGATCCCACTGCAAAAATTCCTCGGCCCCAGGACTTGAAGACCTCCCGGTAAGGTCAATCCCCCACCTGCCAGAGGTAAAATATTTATTCGCCCAAATTCTCTCCCGCTTGATCAGGAGCTTCTGGGTGACAAACTGCGTTGCATCCTCATCGGGCTTGAGAGGGTTGTCAGTATTCGCCCGCTCCGGATCCGAGACATCCTTGTGGTGGGCATACTCGGGGCAGTAGTAGTTCGGGGTATTGTCGATATCGTAATCGCTGCCGGCCGACTCGGTACCAGGCGCCCTCTCTTCCGCCTCATCCCGGAAAAAGTCCTCGCGGGAATAAACAAAGTACCGGTCTGATTGTTTCTCAACCCTTACGATCGGGAAGACCTGGTCTGCGATAAAGTGTTTCTGATCCTGGATGTAGGCTACCGACATATTGGTAAGCGGTGCATTTACATGAACATCTCCAGGTAATGGCATTTGTCAAACCTCCTCTGTTTTCGATTAAAAACAAAACGCCCGGTTACCCGCTTCAGGGTAACAAGACGCTTTTGATTACTTATTTTCGTTGGGCGACTAACCGAGCGTGATCAGCAGAACACCCTCCCCCTCAACGAATGCAGTCACGAAGCTGGCTTCGATGCTGATAGTATCATCTGCGCCGAAGGCATTGTTTGCAGTGACCGCAGTGCCTTCGATGACCGCCCCAAGTGGCGTGCAGTTGGCGCTGGTCAGCGAGACCACGCCACCGGTCAGGTTGGTGGTTCCGATCTCTAGATTTAAGGTTGCCAGCTTGTCGGCGGTAGTTGCCGGATCTGTAACCGCAAAGGCCACTGCCTTGATAGTGCCGGCAAAGCCCGGCTTAAAGGCGGTCAATATGTCTCCATTTGCCAGCTTGGACAGCTTGATCGGGATTGAAAGCACAGAGTTGTTGTTATTCACCCCGGTGCTGGTCTTTGTGCCAAGGAAGACCGATCGGACTTCTCCGGACGCGCCGCCTTCAAGAGCTAAACCCACCACAGCGTCGCCGTCTGCCGCATGCACCAGCCTGCCGACTGCGTCTGACGCCAGGTTATAGCCCGCCGTTACTGCGCCGCCGTACTCTGCCAGAGCCACGCCCAGGGCTGCCACAGAGCTTTCTCTCCCGGCTGCGGAGGGCTTGTCGCGCTGAATCCCAATTGCATTTTCGCCCGCGCCGCACAGGGCAGACTGGCCATTGGAATCAAGTTTAACAGCCCTATACTTATAGGATGACAAGTCGCCCGATGCAATCAGCGTCAGGCTTTGAATCAGAATTTCCTTGGACAATTACTTCACCCCCCTTTTTTCAGATTGGTACCGCTTGTAGAGAGGCGCGTTTTCCCTCCAGACCTTCGCTAGGGCCTTTTCCCTGGTCAGCGACGAATCTTTCTCCATCAACTGCTTGGCCAGTTCCTCGGCCTGGGCCTCGGCGCTACCTTCCAACACTCCGCCGCCGCCAATCTCTTTGAATAGCAGGTTATTCTGGCTTACTGTATCGTCGGCTGCCTTAAGGATACCTTGGAGCTTTTCAACGTCCTCCGGGGTTGCCTTGTTCTCGTTGATCCGTTTGTAAATGTCCGCTAATTCATCGGGCTTGATGCCCAGGTTCTTGATTACAGCCGCTTTGGACAGGAATTCCGCTTGCTGTTTGTCACCTTCCAGCTTGGCCACCTTGGTTAAAGCCTCGTCAAGCTGGGTTTTCAGGGTATCGGCTTGCGCCGCTTTTTCCACCAGCCCAGGAAAATCGTTGACCATTTTTTGGATCTCTTCTGGCAGGTCTTCCATATTTACCTTTGCCACTTCATTACCCCCCTTTTTATTAGTTCCAGACGGTTCTGCGGGTTGTGTCGATGCCTCAGTTATAAGCTGATCGAGCAGGGTCTTCATGTTATTGAGCATTTCCATCCTGCTCCCGGCGATCTTGCGTCCAGCCTTCTCAATTTTTGAAAGGCTACTGACAACATCACTAAAAAACTGCTGAAGCGATGTTTGAATTGCAGACTGTTTATCTGCAATTGTGGTATCTTCCAGGATGCTCTCAAGAGATTCCCTTAAAAACCGCGTCTTCTCCCATAGCTCATCTTCAATATCTACCTGGTTGGCTACTGTTTTGTAGTCCTTCGCTCCGGAGCCGAATAACTGCCCAAGAGGCCCCTTTGAGAGCCGCACCAAGATTTTATGAACCAGGCCCTCGTCAGGATCAGGATCTACAGTCTTCTTGATCGGCTCCGGCAGATCGGCCTCGGTCTTATCCGAATTAACCTTAAGCCAGGCGGCCCTTACCTTTGCCTTGACGCCTTCCAAGGCATCAGCAGGTATCTCCACCTTGTTTCCCCTGAACCCTTCGCCCAGGGCAGCCACGGCCATACCTACCTGCTTGGCCGTCTCCTTGGCCTCCAGGGTCTCCCAGAGCCGGAGCTTCCAGGTGCTCGGTTGATTTGGATCCGGTACGTAAGCATAGGCTGCGGCCGGGAATTGGACGCCCCCCTCGGTCTTCGTACCTTTGAGCAGGTCCTGGAGATCCTGCTGTAATTTCGCCAGGGCTTCGGGATTGTTTGCAATTTGTCCAAGATCAAGGCCTTGATCTGTCTGCTTGTCGTCCGCCCTTTTCAGTAAAGCCACCTTGGCCATAGCATTGGCGGGCCTATCCACTGAACCGATAGTGTTGATTTTGAGGTTTCTTAAAAAACTTGGCATATTCTTTTTAACACCTCCTTTCAGTTAATCATTGTGATATTTATTTTCCAGTTATCTTCTCGTACAATATTTCCAACATGAGGTTGACTTATTTTAAATTCCTCAGCCAAATCTCTCTGAGAATATACGCCGGTTGCATAAAGCCGCCTAATTCTAACTACATCTTTCCATGTGAGCTTGGCACAACCGTGGCGTTCTCCCTGGGGATGGTTTTTAATATAATTACCTGGGCGAGTGTGTGTTCCGTGAGAATTACCACGAGCCCAATTCCCTCTCCCCTTTGCAACCATGTCCCCGATATTTTCCTTCTGGGTTCCAAGGACTAGGTGGCTCGGGTTAACACAGTTTGGGTTATCGCACTTATGTAAAACATAAAAGCCCTGAGGAATACCGCCATATATTAGTTCATACATAAAGCGATATGCCAGGGCTTTTAATTGTTTACCTTGATTATTCCTATACCAAAAGCCACCTCTTTTATTGCTTGAGCAGCCTCCTGTCCATGCCCAACAATCACTATCCGTCTTGCCCTTTTTTACATGTGACCAAAATTTATCTAAAGTTCTTTTGTCGGTATCTATCAGTGTCCTACACCTCCATTCGGGATGCAGTTCCAGTTATTGAAAATCCTTTATAGGTGCCGTCTTTGTGTTTGGCGTATACATCTGGGTCAAATATTTTAACCCCTAACCACCAACCCCGTTTTCCTTCCGGTATTTCTCCTTCAAACATTTTTTGCAATTTCTCTGTAGTTACCACAATGGATTCAACTACTTTCGACGTTGGGACTAAATGCTCATGCATCTCATCATGCATGGGTGTCAACATAAAATCATAGACAGCTTTCTCCAGTTCATAGTCCTCAACAAGGTCATCTTGTAGGTCCTTGTATAGGTGCTCGCCGTTGGTGTCTGTATATCCGGTTGGCGTTCCGACCTTATTGACCAGGCCCCAACCAAAAACGATCTGCTGCTCCTCGTCCAGTTTTGATATCGGGACATAGATATCAAAACTGCTGGGTTCTCCTTTTTGCATGTTATCCCCCCTTAAATGAATAAGCCCAACACCTGGGCTATCGCCCTAAATGTTAGGCTTTACATACGTGCCTTATATGTTTGGTTGTCCGCCCTTAGTAATGGCTACCCCGGTCGCCAAACTCGCGTCGGTAGAATTCCCACAGGTCCTCCGTGGTCAGGAATTCCGGAGGTGGGTAATCCATGCCCGGTCTCACCACCCGGTTAAACTCCTCCAGAGTGAGCGCCCTAAGTGTAATGTTGCCCATGTCTTCCCCGTTTTCGATACGGTGCCAGACAAAACCATCTTCAGTCTGTCTCTCCAGCTTGCCGTTTATGTGGTGTCCCCTGACTGTATCATGGAATCCCATATAGTTTTCGTGCACTTCTACGGCCAATCCTAAGATTACCGGCTGATCTGGCCATGACTCCAAATCTACCAAGTACAACGCTTTATCATTTATCAATGGACACCCTCCTCATAACCTATCTTTATAACCTGTCTTTTACAATAATAAACTGTTCAAGTGGTTTTCCTTGCAGTTCATCAATACTCCTGCTACGGAGTTCTCGTATAAGTGCCTGTCTTACTGATTCGCTGTCACAGGAAATATAAATTAAATTCTCCTTACTTAAACCCTTTCTAAACATGATTTCGTTGCCACAACTGTAATTACTATCTACTTCTTTAATATGATCGATTGCGCTTTTGCGGTTCTTAAACCCATCGCCAAAGCGGATACTGCCAAAGTTGTCTTTGTTATACGCATACCAGTCAGTGCGTTCCAATTCTTTTATATCCCAATGGAAGCGAATCCCGCCACCTTTGAAGTGGCTACTAAAATTATACTTCCCAATATTTTTTTTGCAACATAATCGGACAAAACTGCTGTCCGCACCTCCAGTACCAAGATCTGCCCCTTCGGAACCGCCCGAGCTAAACAAACCGCTTTGATACCGCGCCAGGGTTGACATCAATCCCGGACTATCGGACATTAATATGTCGGCAGCCCTCTTTGGATCCGACGATCCCATTCCCGCCCACAGGTACCGCGCCCCGGCTGCTTCGTAATCCTTGCTTATACCTTCCTCAACAAATGTCTTGTACCCTGCAAAGACATCCTTATCAACTAATTTGTGCACCCGTTTAGGATCGATCCCGCTTTTCTTAAGCAGTTGTTCTATTTGGGCGACAGTCTTAGTTTTAACATCTGTGTTTACAGCCGTGCTAGGCTTGTGCTGCCACAACAGCCTACTCATACGAAGGATCAGGTCATCTTCTGCTGCAGGCGTCTCCGCAGCGACACCTATTCCCAATCTGTCCAGGTGCTCCCTAATTAACCGTCCGGCTAACTTGCCATCATTGGTCATAACCCGTATTTCAAAATAACCCCAGAGGGCCTTTTTTGATTCATCATGGACAAACCAGCTTTCAATATTGTTTAGCGCATCCTTGAGATCAAGGGCAGGCGCCGGCTGTTTTATATCGCTCAGCCTCATCCTATAGACGCCCGACGAAGTGTCAATATACCCTTTAGGGAAGCGTATCACATCGGCCTTAGCCCCAAGGTTCTGCATAGCCTTCTTAAGCTGGTCGTGATAGGGCAGCGATATCTTTCCGGTGATCTGGTATCCGCGGTCCCCGTTTATGTCAATCCGTCTGATTGTAAGCTGCTGCCCCTCAATAATATCCTTGTCCTTGCGTACAGCTACCCCGTGCGGATTTTTAGGCAGGGCCTCCAGGTCGTCGAAAATATCTAAAACATTTTTAGGCATCTTCGGTTCCGGTATTGGTGCAGCCTTCCTTGAGCTCTTCGCATCCCGGATCCGTTGCTTAACCTGCAAGCTTATTGCGGTCGCCTTGTCCGGATCAGCTATGCAGGTGACCAGTTCCTCTTTGGTCATATAGGAACTGTATTCAACCTTTTTAGCCTTGGCCATCTCCTTGAGGGTCTTGGTGGTCATCTGTTTAAGCTCTTTTGGCCCCAAGGTAACAGCCGGCAGTGGTGCCGGTGCCACTATACTCTGGTATGACCCCTCATCCAGGAACTTGAAGGCTTCGATACTCGGATTATTATACCTCTTTTNAACTTGAAATCGGTAAGTACGTAGATTTTTCAACAAGAATCACACTTTAATTCCAGTAAAAGGACATTTAAAAGATTTTATGCCGTATGTTTATATTCATAGTTAAGATTCCGGGTACCACTCCATGT